ATGTTAGGCTTAGAGCTGCTTACACGACCGGTATCAAGTATTTGATTGAAACTAGTGTGTATCTTACCATCTTTGTTAATATTCTTTAAGAAAGCTTCACCATAGCTTGTAGCTATCTTCATCTTTTCTTTGTATTTAACATAATCATTGATAAGAGGATACTTGTTTCTATACTTGTACATGGATTTGCCATTTACATTTTCAAGTTTAGGTATAATACATTGAAATACATCAAGCACTTGCTTTGGTGAATCCCAATTTATATCTACTTGTTTTTCAACAGTGTCAAACAAATCACCTTGCACATACTTAGGTATAAACTTTTGCATACGATGGTCTTCAACCACATAGTGATTGAGTATATCTTGCAAAAGTTCAGCATCATAGTATGATTTTTTGCTAAGTTTAATCCATTTGTCTGAGTCAAGGGAAATACCGTTAAATTCTATGTCAGCAAATGCTAACACAGCACGGTTCTCTAGTTCTACAACATTTTTAAGCTTGTTAACAATGATAGGTGCTCGTTGTTTGTTGTGTATCTGAATAAGATACTCAACATCTTTAGCACCATAAACAATTTGATTTGTAGTAAATTGTTTATTTATACCACCTATAAATGATGATTGCACATTTTTGTTAAGCTCAATGTTGAGGTAACGTTTAACAGTGTTTTTAAGACTGTTACTGAGTTCTTTACCACAATTTATAACTTTTTCCGTAAGCATAGTGTCATACACATTTTGACATTTGATGTCACAATGGTATCGGATAAAGTTAAGGTCAAATTTAGCGTTGTGAAATATCTTAAGTATGTTTGGTGATTCTAAAATATCTTTAAACATTACTAATGGATAATCACGCACATCTATAACATATTGATGAGTATCATCACCAATTTGAAACATAGTCATGTCATCACGCACAAAATTAAGACCTGTGGTTTCGGTATCAACTGCAAGAATTTCCTTGCTTTTGCAATAATTAACGGCATCTTCAACAGTAGCTTGAAAATACAAGTCATTGTTGAACATGTCGTTATTATAAGTAACAAAATATATCATGTTGTAAATTCATCTGGTTCACGGTCATTAACAGTATCTTGTAAGTGTTGATCGTATTCAGGCATACAATGCTTGTCTACATATTCACATACACTTTTAGCGTAAGCTGTTTTTATTTCCGAACCTTGGAACATAAACGCTGATATATTTTTCTCAACTGCTTGTTGATACATCATTTTAAATATGCCATAGCTGTTATCTGCAACCATAGCATAAATCCATTTCATATAGCTCATAATAAATAAATTAAGTTAAGACAGTGTTGGCGTCAAGGCGTTAAATAAAACCTTACACTGTCTTAACATAATTAATACTACATCATCTGCATATCATCAGCTGTAAATGCTTCTACAACTGTAGGAGAAGCAATAGCAACTGAGTCAGGTTCTAGATAAGTGTGTAAATCATCAGTAGCACCATTAGTAAGAATAACATCTGTGTTAGCAAATATATAGTTACCATTGTGAGTGATGAAGTCACCTTCTTTACCTTTACGTTTAGCAGACTTTTTTAAGTTTTCTAATTGCCATTCAGTACCTTGTAAGGTTTCTGTTACAATTATTCTACAACGTTTATCAAACATAGTAGGGTTGAAAACATCTAAGTCAAGCATTTTACCTTTTTCAGAGTCATACCAAGGTGCATCTGGACCAAAGTTGATACCAAGCAATTCTTGAGCATCTAATGGTTCAGCTGTTTGCCAAGACATACGAGCTTTAGAACTAAATCTATCATCTGATTTATTTAGCATAGATAAAACATTTTCTACTTTAGAAGATGTAAGTACTTCTGCAAATGCTAATTGTATTTTACCGTTAGCGATTTGACGGGCGTTCACTAATAAAGTGTCACCTTTTTGTAGGGCATCTTTAGTCCCTGAGTTTAATTGATTAGGCATGTTGTTTACATGTATTTAAATGTTTATGCTAGTTTCGAAGGTATACTAGCAACCTTTTTAGCAAAGCATGTAGGAGTCGAACCTACACTTGTACCATATGCTTTATAAAAAAATATTGTAAGTTGTGGAAATTTTGGTGCCCGCAGTTTTAATTCCTGCTACTTACGATAATAAACAGAACGCGTTTCTATTTTATGAAAAGCACATACGTCGAATGGTTACGACATTGTAATTATATAAATTACTAAAAAGCAGTTTGTCTACTTGCTTAGGTATACGTCGAATATCACGACCTTTCTATGGTTTTTTAAGAGTATCATTAACTTTAGCACGTAAATATGCATTAGTAAATTGCTCTTTAGTTAATGGTTCATGTTGAAGTTCTCCATTAAGCAATTTTACACCACCTTTATAACTGCAATAATATCCTTGATTAATTGGATCATCATTAACATCATTATAATAATAAAATAGTTCATTATTACTTTCATTATACATAGTAAAGCTTTTAGGTATAAATCTTATATCTATAATGTGATTAATGCTTTTTGCTTCGAATAGATCGTTTCTTATGAATTCTTGTATTCTATCTTCACAATATGACATCAGTTCTGCTGGTGTTGGTTCAGGAGGATGAATATCATTTATTTTCTCATACTCATCCCATTCAAATGCTTGTCTTGAGTCTTCAGAACTATAACCTGAATTAGATAAAGCTATTTCAAGTTCTTTAACACGCTTTTCAGCTTTAACAAGTTCGTCTTTATAAATTACAGCAGCAGCATTAGTATCTGTATTGTTATCTCCTACTAATGCATATTTGGTATCTATTTCTGTACGTAATCTATTGATTTCATCGCGTTTATCATTGATATTAGCTATATGTTTAGCAATAATATCATTGAATACTATAATTAAATCGTGTAAGTCAATGTTAGTTTGTGGTTTAACCATTTTTCTGCTCTTTAGTGTTATTTTCTTGCTTTTCTTCTTCGTGACATTGTTGACAAGTATGAAACTCATCACAAGTACACGTTAGCTCGGGAGATATTTTAAATAACTCCCAAGCATCTTGTGCATCTTCGTAAAACATTATAAACCAGAGTCTTTAACCCATTCGAAATCGTATGTACCACCTTTTCTAGCATCATAAGACATTATATCGTGATGATCTTCTCTTATACTCTTATCAATAGTTTTGCTAACTAATTTAGTTTTAGCTCTCTCAACTGTTTGTAGCATATCTGCTATTCTTTTTAGATCTTTATTGTCTTCATGTAGGTTATACACTATATTTATTAGTGTTTTTACATGATTTCTCAAGTGTTTTACAGTGCTTACTGCAGTTTCTTTGTTGTCAATTGATTCGAGTTTGTACTCTTGACTTGTTACAATATTTTGTATTGCGTCGTAAACTTTTTCGTTTTTTACCATGATTAGTTTTTGTTATAAAAGTCTGTTAATGTTTGTTTAGTTATTGGATATGTAGTTATTACGTCGTTAACGTGGTCACAATTTGTGCATTCTGCAAGTGTATCATGACCAACGTGTTCAAGAGTATGACCTTTATTATGGCCACACTCTGAACAGTTTATAGTTGCTATCATTTCTTATTACGTGTTAGTGTTGAAATGATTTTATCTAATTTAGCTTTCTCTTTCTTTGCACCATCAGGTTGATTGATTTGTAATGCTTTGCGTATTTGTACATAAGCATCTAATCCATCTTTGTTGATGAAAGAATCACGAGCATCTTGCCTATCTTTAGCAAGAGCTCGTCTTATATCTTTTTTGAATTTACTGTGTGCCATAATTAGTTTGCTTGTTTATACCATGCTAATTCCATTACCATGAAAGGTAATATCATTTGACATGAGAATGAATAGTCTTTAGTTTTTTCTATTGCTATTGCAAATCCTGCAATCCATCCAATTGTAAGTGAACGTTTGACGCACCATTTACGTGTGTTGTACAAATAAATAGCATAGCTTACAATAAGCCAGCATAACCATAAGGATGTGCACACAAGTTTATCAATTGCTTCTGATAAATGTAGTCTGTCTGTCAATATTACTAGAGACAGAGTTAACAATCCAAGAATAATGTAGTTTAGTCTTTTCATTTTGTTAATGATTAAGTTAATTTAGGTTAAGGCAAGGAGAGTAACAAGCGAACAGCTTGCTACCTCTTGAAGCTTTTGCCAGAGCTTTTTATTATGTGATGCGTTTTACAGCTATTTCACAAACCATCTACCGATCGTTAGGTAAATACTCTTTCATACGAGAGTCATCTGGGTTGACGCATCACTTGTGCTAATGTTATACTATCCAATGTAACAAGATTGTATACATTGGGATTTATGTCAATATGGTGTGTGTGGTGGTTGGTGACCACTCACACAATCAAATGTTAATTAAAAAAATGTAGCTATGCTACATTTCTTTGCGGGCTTTGGCGATAGCCATGTCCGCCTTACGGGCTGCGGCAGCAGACATGTAAGGAAGTAATACATCGTATTGCTTTGTGTTATCCTTGGATGGCACACTTTCCCAACCTACGACGGAGTCTGGTTGGTACATATCCAAATCAAACGTAAGTGTAGAGTGGATTTTGCGCGAACCTTCGTGCTTAAACTTAATGGGTTGCATAGTCTTCCCATTGATTGTTGTGTGCTGTCCAACAGCCACAACATAAACTAAATCTTCATTCATGAAATTTATATTTAACTTTGTTAATACTAGAGGGGGGTACCTCATCGCCAGAGAACAATGGGGGTCGTCGTTTGAGTTGGTTGGTACACTCGAAGATAAAACAAATTTTAAAAAATTTTACCCAGAATTTTTTCCGTAAGCTTTAATTAAGTACATTTGCTCCATGTCTGAAAAAACCTGCAAGAATTGTATCGATGGTCAATGCACCTGTAAAAGTAAGAAGGATTATAACGCCTTCGAAGATTATATAAAAGACCTTACAGAGTCTGACCAACCCGCTTGTTCTATAGAAGATCAAGAAAACTGCGAGAATTGCGGTAGTTAGATTAGAAGCACTCATAGAGTATCACCCCCCAGGTAGCCAATAAGGGGTCAGACGTTGGATTGTAGGTTCAAATAGAACTAGAGTTTTCTCCAATAGCTTCGAAAAAAGTAACGTATAGGCTTTAGTTAGGATAAATTGCACACAGGTAAGTGCGGTGAATTAACATCAGTATTATTATCCTTGGGTCCCCATAGGGAGCACTGCTAAACGCTAAAATCACACTTGAAATCTAAAATCCAAGGGGGATACCTGTGTCTTTTTGGATCTCTTTAAATAAAATCTTGTATTGTAGCAGAAACTTTTATATATTTGTGGAAACATAAAACTATATACAAGATGAAATTCAAACCAAATAGTAATTGGGTGGTTCTACCCGATCCAACTTCAGACACTACTGAATCCGGTATAATCTTAGACGAGACTACAAAGAGAGCTCAAGCTAGAAGTAATGTACTTAAAGTTTTAGCTGTTGGCGATCACTGTCACTTTGTTAAGCCTGGGGATATTGCTACAATCGATCCTAGAAGCGAAGCTATACAATTAACTATAGAAGGAAAAGAGTGCTTACTAATTAGTGAGTCTCAAATTATAGGTAAAGAATGATTACTAGTAGCGTAATTGTAGACACCCCTGAAGAATGGGTCAGAACTGTTTTAAATTTTGAAGAAAAAATTAGCGACCTTGAAGCTATAGGCTCAGTTAAACATTGGGACACTACCTTATGGGTTTGTGAAGACGGATTTAAAGTTAGTATTGAAGTCGAAATGGATGAAGACTATGAGTAATAAAAAAAGAATTACAGTTAAAATAGATACCACATATAAATATATCAGATTGTGGAACGGTCTATTTAATTTAACTCCTAAAGAATTAAAAATTTTAGCAGAGTTTGTGGATGTCAATAGAGATATTGGTAATAAATTTGATAACGCATGCCATGTAGAAATTAAAAAGATAGTAGCTAAAAATTTAGGTATTACAGATTATAATACTCTTAATAATTATGTTAAACGTTTTAAGAAAAAAGGAGTTATATTAAAAAAGAAAACTTCGTACTCTTTAAATAAACTTTTAGACCCTGAAACAGCTAGTGTAGAAATAGTAATAAAATATGGAGATAACAGGTGACGATCATTACATTTATACTACTCACATCACATATTTTTATACGTTAGTTATAGTACAAAATTCTGTGGGAGAATTAGTAGAGTTACAAATAGAGCAACACTATGAATAAAAAAAAGAAAAACGAAATACTAGGACAAAAATTACAACCTGGTAAACCTAAAAATACGGCATTAAACAATATACGTCGTAGACAAAAAAACGCTAAGATCGCTAAAGAGAATGCAAAAAATGTACCTGAAGCAGATATAGTAGGTAGTAAAAACCCTGGGCCTCCAGTTCAACCCGCTAAACCACCAAGCGTTTTTAAAATGATGAAATCTTTTAGTAAAGATCTGGCTAATTATGTAAAAGCTGGAGCTCCTAACTGTTCTCAAACAGATTATAAAGAAAGATTACTAACTTGTGATGCTTGCCCACATCTATTACGTAATATGATGCGATGCGGTAAGTGTGGCTGCTTAGTTGAGCACAAAGCTAAATGGAAAACAACTACATGCCCAGATAATAAGTGGAAAGCTCAAGATCTTTCTAATCTACCTAAACCAAAGCCTCAGCAAGGTGATAAAAAATAAAGAAGAGTTAATATATTTTTTAGCTACTAAATATAACTTACCTATAAGCAAAATAGAAGAGATAGTTACTTATCAATTTAAGTTTGTTAAAAAAGTTATGCAGTCAGGAAAGTTTGAGGCTATAAGGCTACCATACTTTGGTAAATTTTCTGCAAAAAAAGAAAGGATAAAGCATATAACAAATTTAAAGAATGAAACTAAAAGATGACCTAATACATATTAAAGATAATAAAGCTGTACCAAGTGCATACGCTCTTCAGATAAAAGAATTTCAAAAACTTAAAGTAGATGACCTTTCTTTTATTTATTTTATGGTGGATCATCGCTCTCCTTTTTCAGTTTATGAATGGAGTCAGCGTGAAATTGAAGTAAAAAATAGTATATTTGGAGAAGACAATAAATGGAAACCTTCAAATAGAGTGCTAGCTGCTTGTAAAAAATACGCAGAACTCATTGAAACTTCGGCAGTTAAGTTATTAAAAGCTGCTACAGAATCTGTTACTAAATTAGAAAAGTATTTTAGAACAGTAGATCTAACGGAGTTAGATGATAGAGGTAAGCCTATATATACAGCTAAAGATTTAATTGGAAACTTAGAGAAGATGGGTAAAGTAGTAGATGGGTTATCAAGATTAGAAGAAATAGTTAAAAAAGAAGAGCAAGCTAGTAATCCAAATAGAGGTGGAGTAGAGGTAAATAAATACAGTATGTAATATGGATTTTTTAGAAGATATAGAACAATATAATACCGCAATGGATAATGCTTATGACTTTGTAACTGGAAAAGTAACTTTAGATTCACTTGTAACTGATTTATCAGTTTCAGGCATACATTCTTATGTGTTACCGTTTGATCCTGAAAAAGAAACAGGTAGAGAGCATGATACTTTAGATTTGTTAATTGAGCATTTTGAAAGTACAGAAGAGTACGAAAAATGTCAAATATTATTAAGGATAAAAAAGAAGAGTGCTTAAATTTAAAAACATAAATAGAATTAGACCTGCAGCCGTACACTTTGAAAAGTACGGCTTTTATACTAGCGCCCTACCAGGTACTCGTGAGTATTATACTTATTGGGATGGAGAAAAAGAGCGTTGCTTGTATGGTTATACTGCTGATGAGGGCACCGAAGATGCCCTTTACGTCACTGGGTTCCACTATTTTTATTTAAACTATTGCCCAATTGATAGAGCAGTAGATGAAGTTATGCCTGATGGATCTGTCCAGTCTAAACGTGAAAGAACATTCCCTTCATTTTATGATGGAGATCACGATTACTTTACACAAATAGATGCGGCTAGAGCTAGTAACCGTCATATGGTCGTGCTTAAAGCTCGTCGTAAAGGGTACTCATACAAAGCTGGGTCTATGTTAGCTCGGAATTATTTCTTTGTAAAAAACTCCAAAAACTTTGTATTTGCAGGACAAAAAGAATACCTTATTGGTGATGGGCTCTTATCTAAAGCTTGGGAGTTCTTATCTTTTATAGATGACAACACTGCATGGGCTCAGCCTCGTCTAAGAGACAGAGAGATGAGTAAAATGTCAGGATATAAGAAAAAAATTAATGGTATTGAGATAGAGTTAGGTATGAAATCCCAAATTATGGGTGTATCTCTAAAAGACAACCCCGACAAGGTGAGGGGAAAGGCCGGTGAACTTGTATTCTTTGAGGAAGCCGGTTCCTTTCCCGGATTACTAAAAGCTTGGGAGGTAACAATGCCTACAATGCGTCAAGGTGCTAAAACATTAGGGCTTATGATTGCATTTGGTACAGGTGGTACAGAAGGTGCAGACTTTGAAGCTATGGAAGAAATATTTTATAACCCTGCAGCATATGACTGTATGGATTATACTAATGTTTGGGATGAAGGATCTATGGGTACTAAATGTGGGTATTTCGTTCCTATATATAAAAACTTAGATGGGTTTATTGATAAAAATGGAAACTCATTAAGAGAAAAAGCAGTTTCTCATGAAGAAAGTATGAGAGATAAAAAGAAAGGAGCTGCCGATGCTAAGTCTTTAGATCAATATATAGCAGAACACCCTTTTTCTCCTCAAGAAGCTACATTACAAGTAACTGCAAATCTATTTGATGTAGCAACTTTACAAGAGCAATATAACTATGTGAAATCTAGGGGATTACATTCTTTAGGTACACTAGGTAAATTGTATCACGACGCTAAAGGTAAAGTAAAGTTTAAGATGGATGGAGATTTAAAACAAATCTTACGGTATCCTCACAGGCGAGAAGATGATAACACTGGGGGAGTAGTTATATATGAATCTCCGTATAAAAATACTAAACAGCAGGTTCCTATGAACATGTATGTTATTTGTCATGACCCGTACGGCCAAAATCAATCTGCTGATAGCACATCTTTAGGTGCAGCGTATGTAATTAAACGTCCAAACAATATTTCTAGTCCGGACGATATGATTGTAGCTAGCTATGTAGGCCG